TACCGAAGTAGTTTATCGACAATTTCTTGTTTGTGTTAGGTTATGGAGGGCAAATTTACCATAACCTCTGCAGTGTATTTGAACACTGGCAAGCCTCTACTGTTATACAGTCTATCATTGTTCTCTAGAGCGAACAAGTACCATCAGGTTGGTCTAACCCCACTGTTTAGGTAGCAGTTACCTGAGTGATCTTATACGTCATCCATTAAGATTACATACATCTTAGTTTAAATATACACTGGCCTCAACACATAAATGTGTATCCACACGGCGGATCAGATGCTAATACCTGGCATGGTTCCTATATTTAAATTAACAACATACATAATAAAACTTTTACTTAATATATATTCACAGAGCTGGGAGTGAACGGTTGCTATCCGTTTGGGAACACATTGCTTAACAACATGCAACCCATCTTACACAACAGGGCGAAAACACCGCTTAATGTAGTTTAGAGCCTTCGGGCTATAGTTCAATTAAAATAATGTTATTGCAATGAAGCTAAACATTATGATTTTAACATCTTTTCTGACTTAGTTTAACGCCTTTGGGCGTAGTTTAACGTCTTCGGACCAGACAACGAAACAATTATGCCTTAATGGTATTACTACTCTCAGTAATGAAAATATCCAAAGAGGTTAACCCCACAATAGTCATTCCAGAAACAGCAATAGTTACCAAACCAGGATTCACAAGTGTACATTGAAGAACACAAGTGTTAAAAGCAACAGCACTACCATTCGATAAATTGGCTTGTGTCGACAAGTCACCAAGGTAATAAGTCTGTTGCTGTAATCCAGTAAATGCATAAGTAGGACCACCAGTGACTGATGTCGCCGAGGCCCAACTAATTGTCAAATTATATTGTTGTTGAGGTTGAGCAACAAATGAGAAACTCGTCCCAGTTGTAGTCAATCCCATATTACCAGAATTGACAAATGTCACAACTCCTAGTGGTGCAGCAGTGGTGGCCCCAGTTTTATATAAGTGACCGCTTGTTGCATCACCACCAACATCAATTGGTAGGATAGGTTTCAAAAATTCAACACAATAGGAAACCCACAATTCACCCAAATCCTGTACAGGATTTGCTTGAGTGGCAAATTGGAAATTTCCATAATCATAAAGTCTCAAATCTTGTCCAACAGGTACCGATCCACTACGAACATATCGCTGAGGCAATATGGTTTGTGAAACAGCACATTCAATACCATGACATAAATCTATGGTTGGTTTGACAGAGACAGCATACTCACTATTTTCCATTTCTTGTTTAGTTGTGTAAATAGGAGCATCAGCATTATAATTAGTAGCCATAATGACAACACCAGGAGCACCATTAGTGACAAAATCAGTAATTAATGAACGAAATTCAAAAATCACACCATGAAACTTATATTCTTGGTAGTTTTGAGCAACAGTAGCCAACCATGGAAAGGTTGAAGCCAATCCAGGATTAAGTGGATAGCTAGCATTATTGAACCCAGCAGTACCGGTGATGTCACCCAAATATTCTCTATGACAGACAATATTTGTTTGCTTTGTTGTGTCAAATTTGGGAATTTGAGCTGAATTAGTGAGAACATTATATGATGGTTTAGGGCCCATCATTGTATAATCACCAGATCCAAAAATTGAACCAATTCCTGAACCTAAAAACCTACCGATACCTTTTCCTCCAGCAGCATTTCCGAACATTGAACCAATTGCATTACCTACAATTGATCCAACTTCCTGAAATGGTTTAGATTTCTTTGGTCGCGTTTGTTTCGCTTGAGCCTTCTTTTGTTTGGGAGCAGTGAAGGCAACTGCTTTTGTATTCTTTCTTGTCATTATATTGGATACCTCATGACAAAGAGCGACTGTACATCATAACTAAACTCAGGGGATCTCCGTGCAGTCTGTTGGCATTCTGTTTAGCACTAAAATAATAGTTTTGGGATATTACTAGTTATGACCCAATACTCTCCGAGCAGGGGGAGTAACGTTCTCCGACGTGTCAGTTTACATGGGCAAGTAAACGAATGAATTTTTATCCACAATTGAACTTGAAAGTTCAACAGTTTCATAAAATTTCTCACACGCAACTTGCTCATCTGGACAAATTCCAAAAGCGAGCCAAAATGAATAACGGGTTGAAGGCAATATATCTCTAATTGCACTTCTATCCATTCCGGTACCTAAAAAGTGATATTTGTTCATGGTTGGGTCCCGAAGGATTTTCGACCCACAACTACCACGAACAAGAGATCCATAGAACGCAGAACAAATGGGTATTCCACCAGTCAAAGATAGGCCGCATTTCCCAACAGATGCCATCCACATTTTCGAAATGGATGGGTTATCGAGGGGTTTAAGCGCCACACAATCTTTAGCAATATGGGTTCGAGGATCCCTAACCATAAGGTATTGGGTTCCATCAAACACAGGTTGCGACTGGCAGAATACAATTTGTTCCAAAATTGAAACAGTGGGCTCAACCTCCATCTGAAAACCTGATTTAACAAACCAAGTATTGAGATTTCGTCGGAAGACCTCCTCATGTTTCGATTCCATGAATATGACACAATCATCACCATCATTTACCATTCGTATATTGATACCAAGAGAATCAGCATATGCCTTTACCAGACTACATGCTATCAAAACGTTTCCACATGACGTATTAACATCACCAGACATCCTGCCTCCGATAGTCGTGTATTTAAGACTACCATCATTGGTTCTAAGGAAACATTTGTTATTTTCTTGAAGCTTCAACAATTTATTAAATTCCTTGTTCTTGGGATAGAACAATTTATATATGGAATGTTCCCAACGTAAAGCTTCTAAAGAAACATGTTGGTCAAATCGTTTGGCATCAATTCCGATTGCAATAGGATCGAGGAAAGCACCCCAATGATCAGATATAACCTTCCCACGCTGGTACTGGTTTAATCCTTTCATCACTGTTGGCGATCCATAGATGTGCATATCAATAATTTTGTAAATTCTCTTCTCAATAGGTTTTACATACCTACCCAAAGAAACCGTGAACCTAGGATTACGAGGTGAAATAATCCTGGGTACAACTCTCTTGCTTGGTTTGAAATTATACTTCTCAAACTTCAAAAATGCCTTAATGGCGGCATCTTTTTCCGTGAAAGGCTTTACATTCAAACTCTCAATAGCTCTTAAATACATTCCTCGTTTCGGAGCCTGGTATGATTCGGCAAAAGCCAAAACCGTCATCGGGTTGCAAAACGTGGAGTTCTTTTTAAAGATATCTTGATACTTACCTAGTAAAATAGGATAAGAACCAGCAAGAGGTGTTGGTGGTGGTGAAAAGGTTCCATTGTTCAAAACATATAGAACTCTCTCTTTCACAGCACACTCAGCAGCTACTATGGTATTATCATAAGAAGCATAATTGACCTCAGTTGAAAGCCCTGAGATCAAAAATGTTTTACGCTTCTTATGCGGAGTACCCCAAAACGTTACCTGCAAATTTGGATGATCAGGGGCATGACTTACGTCACAGATCATCCCAGGTAAAGGCTTTGGGCCTCCTCAACCAGCGGAGTACCCACGCCGGGGTACTCTGCTAGGCATCCATTTGAACAAAGTGGAAAACCACGATGTTGTATATGGACGTTCTAATCGGTCAAATTGATTCATGTATGCAATGGAAGATTGGAATTGAGCGACTTCAATGTCATACTCATTAGGTACAAAGACCATCTCAACAGCCAAACCTATGGTTTGTGCTATATGGAATGGTCTCATTCCTATCTTTTCCATCTCGCTGTGAATATAATGCCTCACAACAAGTTTATTTGCCATACTTCTAGTTTCAATTGGGAACTTTGTGCGCGCCATCTGGGAGAGAGTGACTGCGATAGAATCCCGTTTTTTCCGGTTGAATGGGTGAGTTTTATATTTCTCGGGAGGACTACTTACCTCTTGATCCTTTGTCAATACTGGTACTATATTGCTAATTGACTCCTGTTGAAGAGCCATATCATAAGCCTCAATATGTATTTTCTTGATATCCTTTAAGTCTTTCATGGTTTTGGTCCATGCGTGTTGGTCGGCGTCGGTCCGTTTTCTGTCGATCACAATCCCTGATCTCGTTATATGTCTAAATTTTTTAGACTCATCAATAATAAAATCAAATTCCATTTGATCATACTCATCAATGAGCTGCTTATAATATTCAGACCCCATACATGCCTGTTGGTGGACTATGGTTGGAGAAGGGATGTCATTTGTGATGACAGCTACTATTGGCACAACAACTTCTTCACTAAAGTACTCAGAAAGGATGACCCCTTCCTGATTTGCATCATGAATAAGTTGATTAAAATGTTGTTGAGATGTTTCAGATAATACTTTTCCGTAGAACCAATATTTAATTCCACCAAAAACCCCGAAGAATTTATGGTTGTGTACTTTATTGGTTTGTTCAGTTGAGTAAAATTTAAAAGATGTTAAAAAAATATAAGCACTTTTCGTATCATCAAGTTCAATCAGTTTCTCATCATCTCCCCACCACGACTCCCGTCGATTTAGTGAGGCTAGGTTTTTGGTCACGCACCTATTGCGCCCA